ACATCTACATGGATGAGTATTTCTGGATCCATGGCTTTCTGGAGTTCCGCAAGGTGGCCTCTGGCATGGCGATGCACAAGAAGTGGCGCCAAACCTACATTTCCACCCCGTCCAGCCTCTCCCATCCTGCCTATGCGTTTTGGTCCGGTGCCAACTTCAACCGGGGCAAGGCCAAGGCCGACCGGGTCGAGATTGACCTGAGCCACGCCAATCTGGCGGGCGGCAAGCTGTGCGCCGATGGCCAGTGGCGGCAGATTGTCACGGTTGAGGATGCGGTGCGCGGCGGCTGTGACCTGTTCGACCTGGAGACGTTGCGCGGCGAGTATTCCGAGGAGGAGTACCGCAACCTGTTGATGTGCATGTTTATGGATGACACCTCCAGCGTGTTCCCGCTCGTCACCTTGCAACGTTGCATGGTCGACAGCTGGGAGCTGTGGGAGGACTACAAGCCTTTTGCGATGCGGCCGATGGGCAACCGGCCGGTGTGGATCGGTTATGACCCGGCCAAGGGGGCGGTCGGCAGTGACAGCGCAGGCTGCGCCGTGCTGGCCCCGCCCGCGGTGCCCGGTGGCAAGTTTCGCATTCTGGAGCGCCACCGCTGGAGTGGGATGGACTTCGACGCCCAGGCCAAATCCATCCGGGCCATGTGCGATCGCTACAACGTGGCCTATATCGGCATCGACACCACCGGGATCGGGGAGGGGGTTTATCAGTTGGTGAAGCAGTTTTACCCGGCGGTAACCCCGATCCAGTACAACCCGAGCGTGAAAATTCAGATGGTGATGAAGGCGCAAGACGTGATGAACAAGGGGCGGCTGGAGTTTGACAGCGGTTGGACCGACTTGGCGGCCGCCTTTATGAGCATCCGCCGCGCCGTGACGGCTGGCGGCAAGATGCCGACCTTTGAGGCGAGCCGATCTGATGAAACCAGCCACGCCGATATTGCCTGGGCCACGATGCACGCCCTGTTACATGAGCCGCTGGCAGGCGCCACCGGTACCAATACCAGCATGATGGAGATTTACGCATGAGCAAGCGCCGCAATCAGCGCACGACCAATCAGCGCACGATCAATCAACACAGCACCAAGCCGGTGACGGCGACCCCAACGCCTGCCGGTTCTGCCGCCCAGGCGTTCACCTTTGGCGAGCCGGTGCCGGTGCTCAGTCAGCGGGAGGTGTTCGACTACCTGGAGGCACTGCACAACGGGCGCTGGTATGAGCCGCCGCTCAGTTTGCAGGGGTTGGCACGGGTCTATCGCGCCGGGGTGCATCATGCCTCGGCCATCCAGGTGAAGCGCAATATCCTGCGCTCGTGCTTCATCCCGCATCCCAAACTGAGCCTGACGGCGTTCACCGGGCTGGCGCTCGACTTCCTGATCTTCGGCAATGGCTATTTGCAGGCAGTACAAAACCGGCTCGGCGGGGCATTGCGCTATGACCACTTGCGGGCCAAGTACACCCGGCGCGGGCTGGCCCTTGATACCTATTGGTGGATTGCCCAGCCCGGGCAGGAGCAGGAGCTGCCCGCCGGGCGGGTTGGCCATGTGATGGAGTGTGATATCAACCAGGAGATTTATGGTATCCCGGACTATGTTGGCGGGCTGAATTCGACGCTGCTCAACGAGTCGGCCACCTTGTTTCGCCGCAAGTATTACGAGAACGGCAGCCATGCCGGGTTCATCATGCACATCACCGATGCGGTGCAGAACGAGGGGGACATCACCAAGCTGAAAGAGGCGCTGCGCCAGAGCAAGGGCCCCGGTAACTTCCGCAACCTGCTGCTCTACACCCCGGGCGGCAGCAAAGACGGGGTGAAGCTGATCCCGGTGGCCGAGGTGGCGGCCAAGGATGAGTTTCTCTCCATCAAGAACGTGAGCCGCGATGACCAGCTGGCCACCCATCGGGTGCCGCCCCAGTTGATGGGGGTGATGCCGAACAGCACCGGCGGGTTTGGCAATGTGACGGAGGCGGCCCAGGTGTTTGATGTGAACGAGATCGACAGCCTCAAGGCGGGGTTGCTGCAGTTTAACGAGTGGGCGGGTGAGGAGATCATCCGGTTCAATCCTTACAAACTGTCAGAATTGACAGTGCAAAGCTGAAAACCCTGGCTATATTCAAGTTGTCCTTGTAATTGGTTAGACATGCAGAAATACGTAACAGATAGCCCTCGGCTCATCCCCGAGGGCTTTATTTTTGTCTATCATCTGACCCGCCTGAGCGGCTCGCTGTTGCATTGACGGCGCGAGCCACGGCTACCCCCACGCAGATCCTTTCACGCTCACCCAGAGCGGCAGGCGCAGCCTGCCGACCCCTGCCAGCACCCACAGCGCGCAATCGAAACCCCGCATCGCCTGCGCGCTTTATGTGTTGAAAACCATGCAGGTGAACGACTGGGGGAGGGAACATGCTCCCCGCACCAGCACTGGCCGCGTGCGGCATTTTGGATCCTTTTTGCGATCCTTCACTTTCCGTCAGATCCTTTCAGGCGCGGAGGGGGGAACACAGTGAGGTGTGATAATAGCGGGGTGGCCGTCTGGTCGTTCGCCCACACACTGAGCCTGTCAGCCAAGACGGTGAACCAACTGGTGCTAAAATCACTGGGGACGCAATAGCGCCCCCAGTTGTTTTTGCCAATCCACTCGATGCCGTCAGACATTGTTCGTGTGATTTCGTAGAGACCTAACGATTAACTAAGCGGCGTTGCGTAGCAACGTCCGGCGGAACGAAGTGGAGCGAACTTGAGTGTTTTGTTATGTTCATTCAACCTTTTCAAAGCCTTCAGGGCATGGGCTTTCTACACTTCTTGTGTCACATACTGAGGCAGATGAAATTCGTTCTTGCCACTCCACCACCAACTCTGCCGGAGCATCGCTACGCCAAATTTTTTGAAGGTGATAAAGACTGTCCTTCCCTCGAATAGCCATTTGGACCATGCGTGCAAATACCTTACCTGAATTGCTACACGATGTTATCCAAAGAACTGACGGATAGGGAACGGAAGAAGATTCTTTAATTGTTGTAGTTTCAAATTTGTCACAGCCTTTCCTACCCGGAGCGTCTTGATACTCTCGAAACTCTGTCAATGTGATGGCTTTGTCACTAAATGTAGTAACCGCATACGAGTCACCGAACCCAACATCCTTTTTTTGCCACATGCGAGAATATGAGGAGCTTCCTTTTTTCTCAAAAGCCTCCCATTCGGAGCTCGAAGGTATGAACTTTGTTAAGAGGTTTTCGCCGACTGAAAAGTCAGATGCATGAGCGGATGGATGGTTGAGAATGACCAATAAACTGACGAAAAAACCAATGCGCATGACGGACCCTTTTTTGAACATAACGCCGCCAACACAGGCAGCCGAAGCGCAGCGTAGGCTGTCCAGTGCAATGCGCTTTTTGCATTGCACGATTGTGCTTGGCCTTGTTAGCTGCTGCATTTGATGTATGCCATTGATTCTGACCAAGCCTCACTGGCATTGAAGCTATTGATTAATGGTTCTTTTGCAGATTCAGTAAAAGAACCCATGCCATGTGCAATCATGTACTTAGGAAAATATGACGGCTCAGATGACGAGAGGAGGTATGAGCATATCTCATTTTTTCTTGGTTGATTATTATTGAGTGCATCGATGCTAGAAAGCAGTTCATTTCTTACTTTCTCTGGCAGAGATCCGAACTCTTTTGCGAATAGAGCACTCAGCGCACTGTGTGCCGTTTTGTCAGCAACCCTTTGTGTATCAAAGAACGCATAGGCGCTTGCAACCATAATCAGCTCTGCTGATTCGTTATATTTAGCTTGAAAGGCACACTCTTTGGCTCCAGCGGCAATGTCTGCTGCGGTACTTGCTGAACTTACTGAAGTTGCACTTACACAAGGAAGTGGATTCGTGGCAGCAAGATCCCCCTCGCTTTCGTAATTGGTGAACTGAGCGTTGTTCGCACACCCAACCAAGAAAGCAAATAAAAAAGGAACTAAACATTTACTCATAATTTCAATACTCCTTATACAGCTAACAGTGATTAGATGGAAGGCGGTACTAATCCGTTAATAGAGCCTTCCATATAACGCCGAATAGCCCTGATAACCGTCCCCAAAAATGCATTTTAAATCATAGTTTTACCTGATTACCCATGACCCTCAGCCAGCTTCAAGAGCCGATATGGCATCGGAGGGCTTGCCACGACTGCATGCCCCAATTCAACCAAC